CACCTACAACCGCTGACGGTGGTCTGCCGCCGCAATCCTGAGGACTGACGAGACATGGGAACTCCCCAGAGCGGAGCTTACTCCTTCCAGGACGTCACGGCCGGCATCACCGGCCCTGGCATCAACATCTCCTTCACGGGGGCGGCGGAGGAGGGTTACACCATCGAGATGGAGGGCGACAAGGGCACGCTCTCCGTCGGCGCTGGCGGCGACGGCATGCACAGCGTGTCGGCCCGCCAGAGCGGCACCATCACGTTCCGGCTGCAGAAGACCAGCACCAGCAATCAGCAGCTCGGCAACGGTTACGACTACCAGACCGGGTCGGCGGCCTACTACGGCCAGAACACGATCCTGATCGAGGACCCGATCCGGGGTGACTCGGTGACGGCGACCGGGTGCGGTTACCGGCGCTTCCCCAACCTGACCTACGGGTCGCAGGGCAACACCCAGGAATGGGCGTTCAACTGCACCCGCATCGTGTCGAAGCTCGGCCCCGGTGTGGGTCAGATCGCGAGTAGCTGATGAGGTCGTTCACCGTCAACGGCACCGAGTACCTCGGCGGCAAGATCCCGGGTAAGACGCTCTGGCACGTCGTCAGGCGCCTGGCCCCGGCCATCACCGCGGTGACGAATCTCGTCCCCGTCCTCAGCGTGGCCAAGCAGATCGCCGAGAGACCCGAGGGAGGCCTCGACCTGGCTTCCAGGTCCGTCGAGGACGTGGCCGAGCTGATCGGGGCCCTGCGCCCCGCACTCGTCGAGTTGAGGAACTTGTCAAACGACGACATGGACTTCGTCCTCGACACGTGCGCGTCAGTGGCCCAGCGTCAGAACAAGGTGGGGCCCGGCTGGAACAAGGTCGTCACCAACGGCGCCTACAACGACCAGGACGACGAGAACATGGTCGTCAGGTTGGCAATCTGCTGGAACGTGCTGATCTATAACCTCGACGACGTGTTGGCGTTCGTCGGCGTCAAGTCGCTGGGGGCGGGGGCCGGCTGATGCTGTCCTACAGGCCTCGTCCCATGGCGGCCCTGGACCAGTATCGGCTGCTGAGGCTGTCTGAGCTGGTCCTGCCGGCGATCTTGGAGGTCTCCTCCAGCGGTTCGGGCGTCTCCCTGGCCCAGCTGCCCGGCATACTGTCTGCCGTGGCTAGGTCGAGTGACGAGGGCTCCGAGGAGCTGTTCGACTTCTGCATCAGGTGGTGCGAGGTGTCGGAGGACGGGGGTGAGTGGTCACCGGTTGACGACGACGTGGGTTTCGCCGACTTGATGAGACTCGCCGTCGCCGTCATATATGAGAACCTCAACGAGTACTTCAAGCTTCCCAAGTACAAGCCGACCGGAGCCTCCCCCAGGGGCGTGGAGTTCACGCCCGTACACCTCCCCGACAAGTCAGACTGGTTCTGGCGGCCAGTAGAGGACAGGATGTGCAAGTACGAGTCTCTCGTCGACGGCACACTGAAACTCGTCGACGTCGCCAGGATGAACGACATCATCTCCGTCAGGGAGGAGAACGCGGCGAGAGCCCACGCGGCCGCCAACAGTAAGTGAGGGCAGCTTGGACCAGAGAGAGCTGAACTCCGACTTCGAGGAGGCGATGAGGGTCGCCTTCTCGGGCATGATGCGGAATGTCTGGACCGCCATGCCTATCACGGCGACCGAGGACAGCGCGGACGGCCACACCGGCACGTTTCAGGTCACTATCAAGAGAGCTGTCCAGAACCTCAGCACTGGCGAGATAACCTACGTCGACCACCCGGTCACGGTGGACGTCCCGGTCAACCACCCCGGAGGGGGCAAGGTAGCCTCGACGTACCCGACCAAGAAGGGAGACGAGGCTGTCGGCATCGTCGCGAGTCGAAACATCGACGGGTGGCACCAGAACGGCCAGACTCAGCCCCCGGTCGACAACCGGATGCACCACCTCGGCGACATGATGCACGCCAGGGGGTACAGGTCTGACCCCAACAAGCTTCAACAGGTCGCGACCGACTCCGTCCAGCACAGGTCAGTCGACAAGAAGACGGTCGCCGAGGTTCACCCAGACAACGGGGTGACTCACAGGGCCGTCGACCCCTCGACGCCCGCGGCCAGCGAGAGTTACGACCCCTACACGCAGGCGACGAAGTACCACGACCACACGACTCACGGGTCGGACGGCGTCAAGGGACGCGCGGTCGACGGCGACACCGAGCACAGCCACGGTGTCAACTACGACAGCGGCGCCTGGATGTCTGCCGATAACGGCAAGCACAAGGTGGCCGCCGACCCCAACGAGGGCGTGAGCGTCAAGTCGTCGAAGATGGTCGACATCTCGTCCGACGGGCCCCTCAACCTCAGCGCCCCTCCCGGGATGCTGAACCTGGGGATCGGGTCAATATTGGCCGCGGCTCTGTCCGCCGGGGCTGCCGCCGACAACGTCGGGGACCTCGGCGGAGACCTGAGCGGACAGCTGCCTGACCCGCAGGTGGTCGGCATCAGTCACGTCAATGTGCAGAACCTCGTCGTCGCGACGTCAGACGCGGCAGCGGCCGCGGCCAACGTCCCGCTGTACGGCGTCTACCTCAACACGGCTGTCGCCAACGGCTTCACCGTCCTCTGCGCAAGGATGAAATGACGTGGGACGCAACTGGGGCCGATACGTCAACTTGACTGTGGCGGGCGGTCCCGACCTGTCTGGACTCAGGGTAGCGTTTGAGATAAAGCAGAACACTATCCAGGCACCTAGCATGGCTAGTTTCAGGGTCTACAACCCGTCCCCAGACTCAGTGAGCAACCTCCTGAGGCTGGCCGAGGGTGCCAAGGTGACCTTCGACTGTGGGTACGACGACCACCACGGAGTGGTGTTCGCGGGCGACCTCAAGCAGGTCATCTCGGGCCACGAGACGGTGACCGACACGTACGTCGACCTATTCTGCGCTGACGGAGACAAGGGCTACAACCTGTCTACTGTCAGCACTACCTTGAAGGCCGGCTACACGCCGGCTGACAAGCTCAAGGCCGCTGTAGACGCGATGGGGTCCAACGGCGTGACGATGGGCATGACCAACGTCGACATGAGCAAGCCCCAATTCCCCAGGGGCATCCCGCTGATCGGCATGGCTCGGGACGTCGTCAGAGAGGTAGCTCTCTTCTTGGGTGCCACGTGGTCAATCCAGATGGGACAAGTGCAGGTCATCTCCAAGGACAAGCCGCTCCAGGGCTCGGCCCTGGTCATGAACTCGCAGACCGGGCTGGTCGGGTGGCCTAAGCAGACGGCTGACGGCATCTACGTGACGTCGCTGATCAACTCTCAGCTACAGCCAAACACTCTGCTTCAGATCGACCAGTCTTCAATCCAGAGGGCTGAGCAGGACAACAACCCCCTGACGTCAGGTGGGTCAGACCTCAACCTGTCCCTCAAGAACCAGGGCGTGGCTGACGGAGTGTACCGAGTCTTGGCGATCGACCGCAGGGGCGACACCCGCAACAACGAGTGGTACGACGTGTCTACCTGCATCGGCGCGATCACCGGGTCTACCCCCAACAGTCAGATCGTACTCGGAAGGAGCTGAGTTTTGGCCGACAACTCCAGCGTCCTCCAGAGCTTCTTAGTCGAGGTTGGCTTCGGGGCCAACTCCACGGACGCGGCTAAGGTTCAGGAGGCCGTCAAGAAGGTCGAGGCGGCTATCACCTTCACGGTGCAGTCCGAGAACACGAAGCGCCTCGAGGCAGATAAGAAGGCCGCCGACCAGAGAGCTGACATAGCGTCCAGCCTCCAGACGTTGGTCACGCAGGGTGAGAAGCAAGCTGCCAACAAGCGCGAGAAGGAGAAAGAGGAGGAGGACGCCCGCAACAAGAGGCGCGACGCTGAGAAGTCGAAGCGCGAGCAGCAGCAGCGTGACAAGGACCTAAAAGCCACTCAGGAGTTCAACCGCAAGATCGCGGAGTCCGCGGTCGGCGCCATCAACACGATCAAGAACGTCCTAGGGGCGGAGGCGATCTACGGCGCTGCCAGGAATATCCTGGCAGTCACCGACCAGGCCGCCAAGAACTTCGAGCGGCTGGGCTACATGTCCTCGCGAGTGGGGGCGTCAGCCAGGGGCATCAGCGCGTTCGGCTACGCGGCCAGCCAGACCGGGTCCTCGGCGTCAGAGGCAGACGCAGGCCTGGAGGGGTTCTCGCGCAACTTGCGCATGAACCAGCAGGGCCGAGTCAACCAGCTCCGCGACCTCCTCGGCGTCAACGCTAGGGGCCGGGACGGGAGACTCCGAGACTCGACGGATATCCTGGAAGACGTCGGCGACTCGCTCCGCGAGAGGTCTAAGACGCCCCAGGGCTACGCCCAGGCTACGGTGATCGCCCAGGCTCTGGGCATCAGCGAGACGCTGATGCGGTCGATCACCAGCCCTGAATTCCGCAAGTACGTCGACCAGTTTAAGAGGGACAACTCGGTCGCCGGCGCCGACCAGGACGCGGCGGCCAAGAGCGGCGCCCAGTTCGAGCAGGCCGTCCGCCACGTCGTCGACATCATCGACGCAGTCAAGACGCGGGTAGAGACCGGGCTATTCAACCTCGTAGCGCCCCAGCTCGAGAAGATCGCGAAGTGGATTGACGACCACAGCGTCCAGATCTCGGGGTTCATCGACACACTGGCCAAGGGTCTGATCGACCTCGGGACGGCGTTCGTCAACAGTGATGTCGTCAGGGACGCCCTCAAGAGTCTGGGTGACGGCCTCGAGTGGACGGCCAAGTACGTCAGCTCTGACGACTTCAAGAAGGACATGAAGGACCTCGGCGTCGGGATCATGAACCTCGCCAAGGCCGTCCGCAAGGCCCTGGAGTTCCTGGGCATCATCCCCACGTCTAACGCCCAGAAGATGGAGGCAGCCGGGGGAGACGCGATCGAGGCCAACAACTACGGCGTCTTCGGCAACGCTATCGTCAGGGGCCATAAGAGCTGGACCGGTCGTCCGCAAGATCAGACTGACGAGGGCAAGGTCCGCGGCCGACTGGAGCAGTTTAAGGGGACTGGCAATTTCGGCAAGAAGGGCTGGTGGACGCCCGACAGGCAGGGCCACGCGATCGACCGCCTGATGAAGGAGGCGGGTCTCTCAGAGGACGGTGCCAAGGCGCTGGTCTCCCGCTGGATGTTCGTGGAGTCAGCCGGCGGGCCTGAGTCTATAAACCCCAAGAGCGGGGCTGAGGGCATCGCCCAGTGGCTCGGGTCCAGAAAGGGCAACGGGTCCAGGGGCTCGTACGACGACCAGCTGTCGAAGGTCATCGGAGAGCTCAACGGCCCCGAGGCTCTCGCGAAGCGCCTGCTCAACACCAAGGGCAGAGAGGCGGAGGGCGCCTCTGCCTACGAAAGGGCCGAGGGGTACGCCAAGGGCGCCAACGCAGGGACGCACCGCGACAACTTCACCGACCGCGTCGCGGAAGGCATGAAGCACGTCGTCCACGGGGCCCAGTCTAGGCCCGCGACCGTCTACGTCGACGGCGTCCCGTCCAGCGACCAGAACGCTCCGGTCTCCAGCGGTGTCCCCACCAAGGAGGAGTTCCAGGCCGCTGACGCGAGAAAGATGGCCCTCCAGAGGCCGGGCCACAGGATGACCCAGGAGGAGCACGACCAGCTCGTCAAGGACAACAAGACGACGGACGCCTACCTGGCCGCTCACAGGGGTGAGGCGGGTCCCATGGACCCCGGCAAGGGCCCCATCATGGACAGAGGTAAGGAGGTCGTGCCGGGCCCCGAGGTCAGAGGTGAAGCTCGCAAGAACCACGACGGAGACCCAGTCGAGAGCCGAACTCTGGGACGCTACATAGGCGTAGCCAAGCCTATGGCCGCCGAGGGCAAATTGCCTTACCCCCACGGCCACGTGCCCCTGTCTGACGCCCAGCAAAAGCTGAAAGACGCTATGGAGGAGGACATGCGCCGCAAGGCGAGTGACCTCAAGTCCGGGTCCGGCAGCAGCCCGGTGCCGTCCCTGACTCGGCCCCTCGGCTCGAGCAGCTCTATCAGCAACAGTGCCCTCCACGTGTCTCAGGCAAATTCGTACTACCTGAACGCGCACAAGGACGACATGAAGACGCTGATGGGTCAGACTGAAGTCCACGCGTCCAGGGGGATGCAAGACCTGCTGCGGAACACCCGCGGCGTGGAAGCCTGAGAGGAGAGTGCAGGTGGTCGACCCGGTCACGGCGGCAGTAGACGCCATCGTCGGAGACCTCGCGGTCCCCTACACTCTCATCTTTCAGCCTCTGCACTACATGGGGACCGTGTTCCCCGACGTCACCTTGGCAGAGAACCACACCGACACGTCGGTGGCCACGCAGCACCCGGTCCAGGGCGGGAGCCCCATCTCTGACCACTACTACGACAACCCTGCCGTCCTGGAGGTCAGGGGCGGATACTCAGACTCGTCGGGCGGCTACCCCGGCTACGTGAATGACATGTACCAGGCCATCCTCGAGCAGAGGGCGACCAGGGAACCGTTCACGGTGTCCACGGGCCTCCGCCAGTACGACAACATGCTGTTCGGGCAGATCGCGGTCACCCGAGACGCTGACACCGACAACGTCCTGATGTTCTCGGCGGCCCTGACTCAGGTCACCATCACTGCCACGGGCACGGCCACGTCTAACTCCAACCTGGCAGACCCCGCGTCTACCTCGTCCTCAGCTAACACGGGCAACGCCACGGCCCAGCCGACGTCGGGCGTCCAGTCATCGGTCGGTAACGAGACCACGGGCCAGTCGTCTGTCTTGGACAACTCGGCAGTCAACGCCGCGTCTGTCAGCCCCTCTATGGGTATACCGACGTCGGTCGCCGCGTCTAACACCGCCGCGTCTGGCGCAGGCTACAGAGTGACCGACTTCGGCGTGTCGCTGTCTCCAAAGTGAGCTGAGGGTCTCCCGTTGAGCACGATCTACGAGATAACCTGCTCCGGCGGACCCCGGAAGTTCTCCATCAACTTAGGTGGAAAGAACTACAGCATGAGGACGTTCTACAACGACGCGCCCATGGGCGGCTGGTGCTTCGACCTGTACGACTCTGCGGGTAACCCGCTGGCGTGTGGTCGACCACTGGTTACCGGGTGTGACCTGCTGGGTCAACTGGGGTACCTGGGGGTCAACGGGATCATGTTCGTGAGGACGGACGGCGACCCCGGGGCCACGGCGTCTTTTGGCACCTTGGGGACCCAGACTCACCTGTATTTTGAGGTGATAGATTGAGAATTCGTAAGCTCGACGCTGACGGAGACAGGCTGTTCGGGCACAGCCAAGGTGACTTCTTCGTCAATTCTCCCGAGGGCGTGGCCCAGTGCGTGCTGACTCGCCTGAAACTCTACGTCGGAGACTGGTTCCTGGACACCTCTGACGGAACTCCGTGGTACACCCGCGTCTTCGGCAAGAGGACCGAGTCGGTCAGGGACGCCGTCATCAAGTCGAGGATCCTGGGGACGCCCGGCGTCACCGGCATCATAAGCTACTCGAGCCAGGTGTCGAGAGATCTTCGCCACTTCGCGATCCAGTGCCAGGTCTCGACGGCTTATGACACGGACACGTCTCAGGCAGCTTCCGTCTTGGCCAACATCGCCAACCCGTTCATAGACGCCCGGATCAGCAGGTGACGCCTTGGGTACCTACATCTTCGAGGGCATCTCATACACGTCGACCGTGCCAGTCCCGTACGTGGACGCGGACGGCTTCCACATGCCAGAATTTGCCGACGTACTGGCCGCCAGAAAGGCCGACCTAAGGGGGGTCTACGGCCAGGACGTCAACCTCGACGCAGACACCCAAGACAGCGAGATAGTCGGCATCGACTGCGCCGCGATCATGGACTGCTACAACGTCTCACTGGCGGTGTACAACTCCTTCTCTCCTGACACCGCCGTCGGAGTCGGGCTGTCCACGGTCGTCAAGATCAACAACCTGCGGCGCAAGCTGTCGTCCCAGTCTACCGTCGACTTGACTATCACGGGTCAGGCTAACACGGTCATCACCGACGGCGTCGTCAAGGACTCGTCGGGGAACTCGTGGCTACTGCCCCCGCAGGTCATCATCCCCTTCTCGGGCCAGACTGTCGTCACGGCGACCTGCTCTACCCAGGGTGCCGTGACGGCCGCCATCGGCGACGTCAACGACATCTACACGGTCACGAAGGGCTGGCAAGCCGCCACCAACCAGGCAGTGCCCGCTCAGGGCCTTCCTGTCGAGGACGACTCGTCTCTCCGCAGGCGCCAGGCGAAGTCCACGGCCTTGGCTGCACAGGCTCCGCTGGTCTCGGCGGTAGCCGCGCTGGAAGAGCTCGGCGGCGTGGTCCGCGTGGCTGCCTACGAGAACGACTCCGACCTGATCGACTCCAACAACCAGCCTGGCCACACGGTCTGCTTCGTGATCGACGGCGGTGACAACCAGGACGTCGGAGTCACCATCACCCAGAAGAAGATACCGGGGACCGGCACCTACGGCACGTCGTACGCCACGGTGGTCGACCCGGCGGGTATCCCCCACGACGTCAGGTGGTTCAGGCCTATCGAGCCCCTGATCACGGTGGCCATCACCGTGAAGCCCAAGCTCGGCTACACCCCGGACGCCGGAGAGGCCATCAAGGCCGCAGTCGTGGAGTACGTCAACTCCCTGGACATCGGCGAGAACGTGTCGCTGGGCGCCATCTACGGGCCCGCGCTCCTCGCGGGCACCGTCTACTCTAAGTTCTTCACCATCCAGGCGACGGCGATCTCGCGCGACGGCGCCCCGACCGAGCCCACAGACGTCCCGATCGCCTTCAACGAGGCCGCCTTCACAGACTCAGACCACGTGATCATAGGGCTTCAGACCTCATGAGAGACGTACCAGGATACGTGGGGCTCATAGCCCCGGAGCACTCTGACAAGCCCAAGTTCGTCCAGGAAGTGTCGCTGAGGGTCGCCCCGCTGGCGCTCCTGCAGTCGATGACCCTGGGGCTCGTCCAGGACTATGATCTGGACTTTTCGGTAGGTAAGCAACTCGACGCGGTCGGCAGGTGGGTCGGAAGATCCAGGGAGCTGCAGTATCCCATCGAGGGAGCATTCTTCAGCTTTGACGACCCCGCCAGGGGTCTCGACAAAGCCGTCTGGAAACAACCTTACGACACCAACACGGGGATATACGTCCTCGACGACGACACCTACAGGAGACTGCTCAAGACGCTGATCGCGCTGAACTACAGCGACGGGACTGTCCCGAGCATCCAGGCCGCCCTGGACATCTACTTCACGGACACCGAGACGAAGGTGTTCGTCGTGGACGAGGGGTTCACCTACGCAGCCCCCTTCTTCAGCTTCGACGACCCCCTGCGTGGTCTGGACGACGCCTACTGGCAGAGGCCAGGTGACCTGATCGACAGCCAGGCGCTAAGCATGGCGATGACGGTCGGCTTCGCCCAGAAGATACCGTCTTCGGTGGACCTGGGCCTGCTGGCTCAGAACGTCTTCCCCATCAAGCCGCAGGGTGTCTCCCTGACCTACGCAGTCACGTCAGTCATCGACACCCCGCTCTTCGGCTTCGACGTCGAGAACGAGTTCGTCGGTGGGCTCGACTCCGGCGCTTGGGGGGTCGACCCGCAGACCGCAATCGACAGCTCTCTCGAGAGTCTCGACAACCTCGGCTCCTGAGGAAGAGGAAATATGTCCAACACCGGAACCAACTACCTCCGCCAGTTCGCGGGTGACTCTGCGGCCAACGTCCTCACGGCCGACAAGTACGACGCCCTGACTGCCCGCGTCAAGGGCTTCTCGGCTGGCATCGTCCCGTCGGTCCAGTTCAACACGGTGATGAGGGGGCCCTCGACTGTCACGACCGCGATCGCCCAGTTCGTGGTCGACAACACCGGCCTGGACGTCGAGGACGACGGCGACGTCACGGGCTTCGAGACGAAGTTCCGGCAAGCCCTGGCCAGCGTCCTGGTGACGTCCAACCCGCCGCTCTACACTGGCCTCGACACGTCGAACTCCGCCAGCAACATCACCGCGGCCATGAGCCCCACGATGACGCAGTACACCCCCGAGGGGCTGTACGTCATCCGCATGAACAACGACTGCGTCGGCCCGGTCCAGGCGACCCTGAGTCAGCTGACGACCGTGCCGGTCTGCAAGTCCAACGGGGCGCCCCTCGCCGGCTTCGAGTGGAGGGCCGGTGACCTCGTCCTGTTCAGCTACAACGGCTCGTCCCTGACGCTGGTCAACGACAAGGCCGTCACGACCTCGACCAACATCAACGTCTCCACTGTCAACGGCCTGATCCAGGCGGTGGTCGCGGCGTCCCAGATCATCATTGCGACCAACGTCTACGTGACGATCACGCTGGCGCCGGGCACCTATAACCTGACGTCTATCACCGGGCCCATCTATTTCGCCCACATGTGCGGCCAGAGGATCAGGCTCATCGGGGCCCCGCTGACGACGGCGTTCCCGACTGCGGCCAACATTGGCGCCAAGACCCAGGCTCAGACGCTCACGTATCTGCAGACGGTCTACCAGACCATCATCAACACCGTCGGGTGCAACGGGCTGGAGGTTCACACCGGGGCCATCAACACGATCCAGAACATCCTGTTCACCGGTGACTCGACGGCGTCAGGTGGCCACTACGGGGCTCTGGTCGGCAACTGGTCAGGTGAGCCCGGCTTCGGCTCCGTCCAGATGGTCAACTGCTGGTTCCACGGCTTCGGGCTCGACAACTGCCGCGCCGAGGACCAGTCGCTGATCCAGGTCAACAACGTCGGGTCGACCTACGCGACGCAGCACGGCTTCCACATCTCCCACTTCTCGTGCCTGGAGTGCAACACCGGCAACATCCTCGCGATGCACTGCCAAGCCGGACTCCAGCTCCAGAACTACGGGCTGTGCGCCATCGACTCGGCGTCGGGGTCCTGCGACTTCAGCTACAACATCAACGGCGTCGCGTCCCAGTCGTACGGGGCGTTCAACGCCTTCTCGTGCACGGGCCTCCGCATCCAGAATAACACCTACGGCATCATCATGCAGGTGTTCGCGAGCGTCGCCCTGTGCTCCGGCGGGCAGACGCAGTTCAGCGGGAACACCTCGGCCGACATCAACGTCGCCTACAGCTCGACCATCGTGACGTACGGGTGCCCCCTGGGGACCTGCATACCGTCGAGAGGCGGCGGGTTCAGCGGCACCTACTCACTCGTCGTCTGAGGAGACACGCATTGCAACTCGTCTGCAAGTATGAGGGGACCGACGGCGTCATCGTCGTCGACTACCCCGACACGTCGTCGGTCGACATGTCGGCCTACCCTGGGTGCGTCCTGATCCGACACCAGGAGTCGGTCGACTCCAAGCTTCCCGACGGGGAGACCGACCGGTACCCCAAGGTCGGCGAGCTCCCCGACAAGCTTGGGGACGCCCCGACCGACACCTACCCCGACCACGAGGTCCTCAATGAGGAGGGCGTCCCCCAGACTGTCGTCGGGCGAGACGGCGTCGAGAGACCCCACCCCCTGCGTCTCAAGGCGGGGCTGGTCTACACCGACCGCCGTCAGCCCCCTCGGAACGACTTCCGCGAGAGGCGAGCGCCGAGCCAGTCGGACCCGGCCGTCATCAAGGCGTACGCCGAGTGGGCGTGCGAGGCGTCTCTGGCGAGAGGCGTCGTCATCGACGGCGTCAGGTACGCGGCTGACTCGGCGGGGTCTCAGGTCGTCGAGTCCAGGGCCCTGCGGGCGGCCAGAGACCCCAAGTTCACAGTCAAGGCCCAAGCTGAGAGCGGCGAGGTGAAGACCCTGAATTCGGACCAGATTATCAAGGTCGCGGACGGGGTCTCTGACTTCGTCAGCTCCAGGGCGGACCTGATGGCCGAGATCGACTCCAAGATCTCGGGCGGCAGCGTCAGGTCGTTCGCCGACGTTGACGCCGAGCTGGGAGGCTGACCACTTGGCTACCAACATCCTCGGCATCCAGGAGATCACGTACGACTGGACGATAGAGCGTGACTCCGACGTCGTCGAGGGTGTCGGATACTACGACTCGCTCGGCAACACAACGAGCCTCGCCGGGATCGACTTCTTCCTGACCGTGAGGTCGTCTGAGACTGGTCCCGTCAGGTACTACGTCAGCACTAAGTCGGGAGAGCTGCAAGTTCTCCAGAGCTCTCCGACTGACACCACGACCAACGTCCTGGCCTGGGTCGTCCTGAGCTCTCAGTTCCCGGCGTTCTTGCCGGTGGGTCAGTACTTCTTCAATATTCAGGCCGTGGCCGACGGGCGCAAGCGGACCGTGTCGTCCGGCAACATGTTCGTCGTCACCAAGGGAGCGACCGCCGGTGCCAATCTCTAACCTCCAGGTCGTCACCCCCGGGGCCACCGCCGTCGTGCTGGCCATGGGGCCCACGGGACTCACCGGCCCGGTCGGCCCCTCCGGCGTCCAGGGCCCGGTCGGCCCGGTCGGCCCTATCGGCGCTCGCGGCCCGGTCGGCCCGGTCGGCCCCGCCAGCTTAAACCTGCCGGCGGCCTGGGTCTCCGGTAAGAACTACGCTGGGACGGCCCCCTACGACGTCGTGTACATCAACGGCGGGAGCTACTGGTGCGTGGTGAGCCACCTGTCCACGACGTTCGTGCTAGACTTCGCCGCAGGCTACTGGCTGCCGCTGGCCCAGACGCCCAACTTCGCCATCGGCAAAATCACCACGGTCCCCAACGGCACGCCCGCGTCCGTCAGCATCCGCGGGACGATGGCCAACCCTATTCTCGACTTCTCCATCCCCGTCGGACAGACCGGGCCCCAGGGCGCGACCGGCGCCGGGACCGGCGACGTCCTCCACTCGGGCACCTCCAAGCCCGGCCAGAGGGTCGTCTACAAAGACACAACCGGCACCGTCATCATGGCCGCGGTCAGGTCCGCGGTGGGAGACGCGGCATACGCCGTGCAGGCGACCGACTTCACCGTGGCGATCACGTCGGTGCTGACGGCCCCCAGGGTGTTCACCCTGCCGTCGGCAGGGTCACTCGCCGGGGGGTCGTCAGTCCGCTTCGTGGACGAGGTCGGCGGGGTGTCGGCCTCCAACACCGTCACTGTGGCCGTGGCCGGAGGTGGGTCTGACCTGATCAACGGGTCGTCGTCTTTCGTGGTGAAGACCCAATATGGTTTCGTCGAGCTCGAGAGCGACGGCGTCTCCAGGTGGACTGTCGTCGGCGCGTCGACTGACCTGACGCCGGTCGCCAACTTGACCACGACCGTCAACAACACCCTCGTCGACCTCAGGTACCTGTTCCTGCGGACTGCGGCCGTGCTGGCCCTGCAGCTTGGCATGGTCAACGGCGTGGTCGACCCGCTGTCTGACCTCACCCACATCAACACGGCGGCGTCGAGCGGCTACGCCTTTAACGCTGCGGCAGGGACGGTCAGCCTCGCGTCGAGCGCGGGGACGACGTTTCTGACGGTCAGCACGGCTTCACAGGCGATTGCCTACTCCGCTAATAGCAGCTATCCGGCGTCGAATGCTTTCGACGGCAGCTTCTCGTCTTACTGGGCGGAAGCCGCTGTGGCGGTCAACGGTACGTCCTACATCGGGCAAGACTTTGGTATTGGTAACGCCTACGCAATATCGCAGATTATACTGCTTGCTTTTAACAACACTGCCGACAATGCGACATCTGCTCTCGTTCAGTACGCCGATGGTGCGGGTGCGTCACCGTCTGGGTGGACGACGGCAGCAACGGTCAGCCTGAACGCTAGCGCAAGCGCTCTGAATACGATCAGTGTTCCGTCAAGCGCGGGAGCACATAGAGCGTGGCGCCTTCTGCTCAATTCTGCCCCTACGGGCGCTTGGGCTATCTACGAACTCGACTTCCAGATCGCCATCCCGGTCGGATCGACGGTCAGCACACCGGCGCAGGCTATTTCCTACGGATCATTTAATAGTAGCTATCTGCCCGCGAATGCGTTCGACGGTAACGTGACGAATTTCTGGGAGTCAAACCTGTCCGCTAATCAGACAGGGGTAGACTATATCGGTCAGGATTTCGGTTCCGGAAATGCTTACGCGATCTCCCAGATCATCATGACAGCTTATTCAGCATCGGGGACCGCTAACAATCTATCGTCCGTCATCGTCCAATATTCGGACAACAACACGACTTGGACACCCGTGATCACGGCGTCGCTCAGTCTCGCAGCATCATCGATCAATTACATACCTATCCCCTCGTCTGCGGGTTCTCATCGTTACTGGAGGCTGCTTGCTAACAGCAACACAACAGGCGGAAATTACTGGTGTGTCGCCGAGCTTCAGTTCCAGATCACCGGCACGCTCGCCACGGTGAGTAACGCGGCGCAGGCGATTGCCAGCCCCGACGTGCTTGGCTCTAACGTCCCGGCAAATGCGTTCGACGGTAACTACTCTGACACATGGTCTGCGAGCACGACGGGCAGCAGTGTGGCGGGTTACTCCTTTATCGGTCAGGATTTCGGAGCAGGAACGACCTATCAGATTGCTAACGTAGTATATACAACATCTTCTGATGCACGCAATGCCGCCTCCGGTGCTTACACGCTTCAATACTCGGATAACCCGACAGCCGGAACGCCAACGTGGACAACGGCTGTCGCTTATACGGGCCTCCTCACAACTGCATCAACGACAATGAGTCTGCCTGTTCCAAGTGGGGTTGGCGCTCATCGAGCATGGCGGTTCTTGGCAGCCGGAACTTACGCCTCGGGTATCGGTGCAGCGGTCACAGAGCTTCAGTTCCAAATCCTGCTCGCCACGTCTCAGGCGTCCAAGCCCGGGCAGGCTACGTCGGGCGGCGATTACGCCAACTACCCCGCTTTTGCCGTCAATGACAATAACGTGCTCAGCACTTGGTCAAGCTCACAGCAGACGACGGCTGTATCGGGTGCCGCTTACATTGGTCAAGATTTCGGCTCTGGAAATACCGGGCAGCCTGTCGCGTTCCTGTTGACCAACTACAGCACGGCCGGTGGCAATATCTCGTCTGTCTTGCTCCAGTACACGGACGCGGCAACGTGGGCGAGCCCGACGACGGTGGCGACCTACGCGCTGAACACGGCGGCCTACGTGACGCAGACGTTCGCCGTGCCGGCCTCGGCCGGAGCACACCGCATGTGGCGCCTGCTCGCCAACGCCAACCCGTCCGCGGGTAGCTGGGGCGTGGCGGAGTTCGGGCTGTTCGTCGCCGCGCCAATCGTGACTGGCTACGTGCTGCAGTCTGTCGACTACTCACTGGGCCTCACGAACCCGACCAAGGTCCAGGCCCTGGTCCACGTGGACGGCTCGTCGGCGGCGTTCACGCTCAACACCGACCTCGTGGTCTCCGTGTCCCGGTGCGCCGGGTCTCAGTTCACGGTCGGGACGCTGAAGCTCGTCGACTCACTGCCCGACGGGTCGAGGCTCTACGACACGGGCCCCGTGGACGTCTCGGCTCAGCCGGCGGGTAACACCGGGACTATGAAGATCACGGCGGCGAACGGTAAGAACGTCGTCACGACTGGGTACATAGTGCTGGAGGCTGCCTGATGGTCGCGACATTGCTGAGGGCGGCCGAGGACGTGGCCGGGGGTGTCCCTGACATCTCCGACCGCCAGTTCGCCAGGGGACTGTGGGGAGACGGGATCATCACGTTCGACGAGTGTGAGGCCTTCGTCTCCACGGGGGTGATCCCCGCGGCGATGCAGAAGCTCATCGACGCCCTCCCCGACGACGACACCGGGGCTCCCACGGAGCGCAAGGAGGCGATCATCTTCGTGAGGGGCGCCAAGACCTACGAGAGGAGCAACAGCTTCGTCGACCAGCTCGGGACCGCCTTCGGCTGGGACCCCGGGACGCTGGACGCCAAGTGGCGTGCCTGGGGCCTGCTGTGACGAGATCCCCGGCCACGATCACCGTCGAGATCACTCACCCTGTCCCGGCGGGTTTCAACCTGTGGAAGCCCGCGTGGCTCCACCTGTATGCCGTGCTCATCGCGGTCGACGTCCTGGCTTCCGCCCTCACGGGCGGCGGCCCCTACAAGACGATCTCCTGCAGGTTCGGCCAGTCGATGATGAACGGCGGCTGGGCCTCGAGGGTCAGGTGGCCTGACTGGTGGGTCGCCCACTGCGAGGCGGCGGTCTACACCCGGGTAGTGTGACCCGGGGTCGCCTAGCGAGCCCAGGCTGGGTCAAACTTTTGCCTAGGCACACGATTAGGACATAATTACGCCATAACCTGGGTGATGAGCCCAGGTGATGTCACCGGGCGGAGACCACCACATGGACATCTTCAAGCAGTTTGGCACCGTCGTGCGGGACGCCATCAGGGGCCTGCACACCCGCGTCGACACGGTCGAGTCGGGCTTCGCCCACGAGGTCGACGACGTCCGGTCCGAGGTCAACGACCTGAGGTCGAAGCTCGAGGCGGTCTTGTCCGAGGTCGGCGGACTCAAGTCCGAGATCGGCAGCGCCGTCGAGACCATCCAGTCCGCGACGCCCGACGGCCTGGCCCCGACCTCCCCCGACGCCCAGGAGGAGACGCAGCCCGCGGCGACCCCGGCGCCGGACGCGACCCCCGCCGACGCCCCGAGCTCGCCCGACTCGGGAGACCAAGCCCCGCCCGCCGCTGCCGCGGCGAGCCTGGCCCCGGTCGTCGGCGCCGACTCGACCGTCGTCAAGGTCCCGTCGAGCGGCACCACCGTGACCCTCGACCACGCGACCGGCTCCGTGTCCGCAGTCCACGACGCCAGCCAGACCCCGGTCGAGCCCGACCCCGCCGCGGTCCAGGCGGCTCGCGACGCGACCTCGGCCGCCGGCGTGGCCGTCGGCTGAAGACGCAGACATAACACACTGAGGGCAGAACATGGCCGCGACTACCACGTCTGCCCTCGGCAGGTCCGCACTGGAAGACCGAGAGGGCGTCCGCCTGGAAGCCTACCTCGACAGCGTCGGGGTGCTGACGATCGGGGTGGGGCACACGGGCAGGACCTCACCCCCGGCCGTCTACCACGGCATGAAGATCACGAGGCAGCAGGCCGACGTGTTCCTGACCCTGGACCTCGCCCCCGTCGAGAAGTCCGTCAACAAGATCACCCAGGGCCGAGCCACGCAGAACCAGTACGACGCGCTGGTCAGCCTCGGCTTCAACATCGGCCACGACAAGCTCGAGACGTCGACGGTGGCTCGGCGCTTCGCCTCGGGCGACGTCCAGGGGGCAGCCGACGCGTTCCTCTTGTGGAACAAGCCGCCGGAGCTCGTCGGCAGGCGCAGGGCCGAGCGCGCCCAGTTCTTGAGGCCCGACGACACCACCACGCCGTCGCTGACACACGGCCTGTCTCAGGTCACGGACGTCAAGAGCCTCCAGTCCGTCCTCAAGAAGATCGGGTTCTACGGCGGCGAGGTCGACGGCGACTTCGGGCCGAAGACTGAGAAGGCCGTCCGCGACTTCCAGGCCAAGCGCGGGCTGGTCGTCGACGGCGTCGTCGGGGAGAAGACCTACGCGGCTCTCGACGACGAGACTCTGAGGGCGGCCAAGTCGTCGCTGAGCCCGCCGGCTGTCGCAGAGCCCGCAGCCCAGGTGACCCCGCCCGCCAAGCTTCCGGCTCCGCCAATCCCCGAGGAGACGCCGGGCAAGTCCCTGTGGACGATGATCAAGGAAGTCTTCCGGGGAAACAAGTGATGCTGATGCGCGACGCACTCGAGGTCATCCTCCGCTACTTCGTGGCCATCGCCTGCGGCTGGCTCGCCCAGCACGGCCTCAAGGACTTCGACAGCGGGGACAACGTCCAAGCCGTGACGACCATCATGACCTGCGTCGTGATAGCCGGCGGGCTCATCTGGCGGGCTCTCTACAAGTCAACCGTCAACTACGTCATCGAGCGCCTCAAGGCTCGGCACAAGGTCAAGCTGATCGCGGCGGCCAACGAGGTTAAGGCCGAGGCGCCGCCCGCGACCTCGCCAGCGGCGGCCCCGGCCGTGGCGCCTTCTGACCCGATGGTGCCCCTGAGGGAGGCTCGCTGATGTTCTCGGACTGGATCGGAAAGCTCCTGTCGGGCGGCCTCACCGGCATCCTGACCCCGTGGTTCAGCCACCTCGACAACAAGGACAAGATCACGCTCGACGGGTTCAAGACCGCGACGGGGTCTGACGAGAAGGGGTACGAGGCTTACCTCGACTACCTCGTCAAGATGAACTCCATGCGTGTCGCCGAGACCTCGTGGTGGGGCGCCAAGCTCTGCATCATGATCGTGGCCGTCCCCGCGTGCCTCAACGTTGGCGGCGTGCTGCTGGACAGCACCGTCACGTTCTTCACGGGTCACTACGGCGTACTCGGCATCGTCAAGCCGCCGCCGGACTACTTCGCGTTCGAGCAGAGGGTCATCGAGTGGCTGTTCGGGGCCGCGGTCGTCGCGCCGGGAGTCTCGGCGGTCGCGGCCTGGCTCCACCGGAAGAGCTGACATGGTCGTGTTCAGGGTCGTCAGGGGCGTCCAGCGCCACTTCATGTACCGGCTGCCCGAGTGGGCCGCGGCGCTCAACATGGGCCTGTTCGCGGTCACTCTGCTCAAGCCGGCGAAGACGTTCTCGTCGTCGGCATCGTACAACGTGATGGCGTCCATAGCTGACGAGAACACCTGGGGTGTCGCGGTGGGGCTGGTGTCAGCCGTCCGCCTGATAGCCCTGCTGCTCAACGGCACTTTCCCCGTGTTCGCCAGGTACAGCCCCCTGACGAGGAGCGTCTGCGCGTTCTTGTCGGCAGCGGCCTGGTGCGCCCTGGCGGTCAGCTTCTACAGGGCCAACACGGCGGGGACTGCGTGGGGCAACTACGCCGTCTGGATGACGCTCGACTGGGTCATGGCAGTCCACGTCGCGGGTGAGGCGGGTCCAGCGTGGAGGGGGTCCAAGACCGATGGCAGTGCCTCCTGAGGTAGAGAGCCTCCCCGACTGGGGTCAGAAGATACTGGGTGGCCTGGCGTTCCTGGGCGTGTTCGGGGCCATGGTCACGAGGTTCCTGGGCGGCAAGGCCGAGGAGCCCCACAAGACCGTGGTCCTGGAGCAGGCCGAGACGGCCGACCTCGCGATCATCCGAAAGATGCTCGAGGAGCTCGAGCCACTGCCGGAGGTGCTCGACGAGATCAAGCGGGTCATCTCGAACCAGGACCGCAACTACGGGTTGCTCGAGAGGCAGAGTCTGACCCTCGAGAAGCTGAACGCCAGGCTGGACGCCCTGGCTGACAACCAAGGCAGGCTCCTGGCCGGCATAGAGAGGCTGGTCTCCCAAGTCGACCCGAACACCGCCATCCTCAGGGAGGTCGTGGAGACCCTCAGGCGCCAGGACAGGGCGACCGAGATGAGGGAGGCCATGGAGAAGGCGATGAGGCGGACCGAGCACCAGGTCCCGCAGATCAAGTGACGACGCTCCGGCAGCTTCGGCTGACCGGGGCCTTTTCGTCGTTTCTAGAGCCAGGCAGACGGTGGCCTGGACATGATGACGTCGGACATCTTCTTCTTATCGCGGAGCGCCTGGTAGCAGGCCTCGTCGACCGTGCCCCTGGCCACCAGGTCTACGTAGGTGACGTTGTCGGTCTGGCCTATGCGGTGGCTGCGGTCCTCAGATTGGAGCCTCAGCTCGAGCTTGTAGCTGTTGGCGTAGTAGATCATCATCTTGGCGATCAGCATAGTTATGCCGAAGCCGGCCGACGACTGGTTGGCCACGAAGAACCGGGTCTCGGACCCGGGGTCCTTGAACGCGGCGAGGTTGGCCTTGCGGTCTTCGTCGGCCACGCCGCCGAAGTAGCCGACGGCTGAGCCGTGTCCGAACTCCTTGTTCAACCGGTCGACGAGCCTGAGCAGCGGCGCCTTGTACGGGCACCAGATGATCGCCTTGCCCTCGTAGTCTGACAGGATGTCGACCGTGGCCTGCATCTTGGCGGACTCGACCCAGTGGTAGTTGCCCTCCTCGTCCTTGACCTGCCCCGCCGCCAGCTGGTGCATCTTGGAGCTGAGCGACATGGCGTGGAGGACCTCGATCTCGTGGCCCTCGACCTCGAGCATGGCTTCCCGGCGGAGCTGGTCGTACTTCTTGCGGTGGTCGGGGTCCAGCTCCACGACCTTCTTGACGTAGACCTTCTCAGGCAAGTCCAGGCACTCGGACTTGAGAACCTGAGACGAGAAGGTCTTGATGACCCGCTTGAGCTTGTCCTCGTTGCGGTAGCCGACGTACTTGTTGACGGTGGCGCCGGTAGGCAAGACCGTGGGCACGACGTTGGTGTACTCGCCGCGGAACGAGGAGAACGACGAGTGGCCGAGCAGCCCCTTGCCAAGGACCAGCGTCTGACCCCAGAGGTCGAGCGGTGACTCGGTGACCGCGGTCCCGGTCATGATGCGGCGCAGCTTGGCGCGCGGGGCGTACTTGAGCAGGGTCTTGGTCTGAGACGATGTGTGGGACTTGACGCACGTGCTCTCGTCGACGACGAGGCCCACGCGCTGCCTGTAGAAGAAGTCGTCCAGGAGGTCCTCGAGCTTCTCGCCCCTGAGGCTCTCCACGTTGGCGACCAGGACCTTGAATGTCGTCGGCGGCAGGGCCAGGAACCTCCTGAGGTCTCG